CAATCTAGGAAATTTGTCGCTGGAAAAATCTGCGTAAAAGAATTACGATTTGTGGGCGCTGGATATACGCCGACACCTAAAACTGGCGTTTCTGGCTGAACCTTTGGAAACACACAGGTTGGATGCAAGCATCGCTCAAATTTCATGCTCAAACCAATGTAATTACCATCAACATCTGTTGGAACAGGCTGAATGTGCGTCAATTCACCAGCAGAATAAGCCACATCAGACAAGAATTGCTCAACCAGGATGGTGCTATTATACGAGACGCCAGGACGGTAGCGATACCTTGGCAGAAGTCTGTCAGCCGTCTCTGTATTTGCTCCATTGTTTACAACTTGCGGGAATCCAACTGCCTTAGCTGCAAACAGGTCTTCAAGCACAGAGGGCCAAGTGTATTGCCTTGTGTCGTAGTAGAAATTAAACGGAACCCTGCGCTGTGCTGGAGTTCTTGGCCTGCCAAAAAACAACGTAACATGGTCCGCATCAGGCTTGTCAGATTTGAGATAGACGTAATTGCCGTAAGATGGAAACTTTGAAAGCATCTCACGTCCAACCGTCCACCCGCACTGATTGAATGATGTTGGACGCGCACCAACAAGTGAGGCGCTTTGAGCAGAAATTAGCGTTGATCCATCTGGAAACACCAATTCAGGACCGATGTAATCCTGTGGAACTCGCACAGAGAACATAAACTCCTCTTCGTGCGGAGTCGGCAACAGTTGGAAATTGCTAGCCATTAGACCGTTTCAGGTGGTTCATTGGAGATTTGATCGCCATCTGCCCATGTGGCATACAGATATGTTGGTGTGGCGCTATTAGCCTGACGGAATCTCCAATGAGTCTTTTTAAGAACAGATTGGCGAAGATTGGCGTGCGACACTTCATCGCTAGTGGTTGAGGTGACACCAGTTGGAACAACGCTTACGTTCGTGCCGTAACTTCTAGAACTACTACTCTGACTATAAGTTCCACTTACAGTCTGCTGAGTAAGTGGCTCAGTGGGAATTAAGGTGGCTTTGAATTGTAATTTTTCAGAATTAACCGAATTTATTGTCAGAACTTGTCCTGAGAATGGCGCAGGCTGAGTAACTGTCAAACTTCCAGGTGCCGAATAAAGAGCTGTATCGACATCAAACAGATCACGATACTCGCTAGACCAGATATTCATTTCTGGCTGCGTTTGAACAAGAGTGCCCGCTGTTATATCCGAGCCAAGGTTTAGCGCAGAGCCTCCTACTGTGGATGCAAGTTGGAAGAAGTTTCCACTCTTGTTGATGACGTAATAGGTGACGTTGACTGCCAAAGCGGAACCGCCAGTGATCGCTTGGAAATAAACCGCATCTCCGTTAAACAACCTGTTGCTGGCGATTGTCAGTTGATCCGATGAATTTGAACCAGTAACACCTTGGTAAACTGCTTGCACTCCAGTCAGAATAATCTCATCAATTTTGGAGAATTTCTGCCAGCGGCGGTCTTTTCGATAAAGATAAACGTCTTGCATATTTTTTACCATATCCGCTTGACGGAATGGCGCAAGTGAGATTATGGTTATCACAGCTTGAAAAAGCTGGCTTCGGGTGCAACTGGAGCAATCCACGGTAATCCGAAGCAAAAGCCCGAATTACCGCCTGCACCCCGGTATTCGGGCTTTTTCATGTTCTGATTTTTAGCCTACTCAGCAAAAGAGGCTACTCAAACCGAGAGGAATGAAACGCTCGACATGCAGGCCGTGAGAACGTCATGTGCTCCCCGTAGCGCCAAAACGGGGGATTTCGTGGGGGTCTAGCTCAAAATGAGTAATCATCAGAGTTGGCGGTGCGAATCAAAACAAGACTGCCGGGTTGCCCTCCCATACCTAACCATTGCCTTGTGCATGGGGAGGTGGGAGGGGTTGTGCCTGAGAGAGGATTCCCAACTGATACTGAAGCCAATCCTGTTATGATCCTAACCAAGCAAACCATTGAAGCCATTTTTGGTGGAAGCAAAATATGATGATCCGCTACTATCGACTCACCAACGGTTCAATCTTTCGCTATCACGGCGTCATGATGCTCAAGAAGTCTGTATTCAAGGCGGTGACGCACTCGTTCGCACTTGGGAAGAATAAGACTATTAGTGTCCTAATGCTTCCATTCGTTAAAGTTGAAGTAGTGAAAACGAAATAATTTGCATCGCGTTAAATAACGTGATAAGATTGATGACCATATATGAAACCAATACAAGTAAAAACCACGCAAGGTCAACGCTATCGCATCCTCCGAGAGATCAACTGCTTGAGTCAGCAGGCAGTGAATGAGCACATGGGACGTGCTTCCAGTTGGTGCTCTCAGCTAGAAAAAGACTGCTTTGAACTGACTGTGGATGCCGCATTAAAAATAGCAAGGATGTATAAAGTAACTCTTGATCAGCTTATTGGAGAAGAAGCGATAGAGGTTGTGTTGATGCCAAAGGTGAACGGATTTTGATTAAAAAAATGAACAACAAAACAGAATTGATCGAGGCAATCCATTCAGGCACACGCTTGAGGCTTTTGGATATTAATATGAAACGGATTTTCTAACCATCCACCATGAGAATGACCAATGACACCAATGAACATAGATAATACTCAAAAGCGGTTGAGTCCTGCCGCTGGTTATGTGAGCGATACGCCGCTGACTGACGAGGTGCTGGAATACTATGATGCTGAACGGGCAATCATGCTGGAGAGGCTAGCAAAAAGGCTGGAGCGTCGATTGACGGCTGCTTCCCTGCTTGTGACTAGCGCCCGCGCCATGATTGACGTTGCGCCCGATGCCTCACCGTCTGACTGGCCAACGGGTCCAGAGATAGATCAACTTGTCGCCGATTGTGACGCATGGACTTCACAGAACGCTTCGGATCAGAGATCCGCGCCTATGAAAACTCTCGAAATCGAAACAGACGCGATGGCGCGGTTCTCTGCATCCGATTGTTCGCTGATTCTTGGCGATTGTCGTGAAGTGCTGCGTGGAACTGGCCCTTGGGACATGGTGCTAACCTCGCCTCCCTACAACGCAAAGAAGCCCTATGACGGGTATCTGGACGATGTGCCGGAGGATGAATACTGGAGCATGATTCGTGACGTGGCCGCGCTGACGTGGGACGAATGCCGCGCTGGAGCGTATGCGCTATGGAACGTCCCGCTGTGGTGGGGGAAGCGTCCAAAGAAATACCGCCCCGACAAATACCGCGAAGCAATCACGGCGGCTGGATGGGAGTTCAGGGATGAAATCATGTGGGCCAAGGGGACGACAGCGGAGAACGCGCACGCTGGCGGCTACGCGATGAACCACCCGCACACGCCAAGCATCCGAAACCCGTATGAGCCGGTGCTGGTATTCCTGAAACCCGGACAACCAAAGGCAAAGCCTGACTGGACTGTGGAGCGGTGGGCAAAAGAGACAATCGGACTGTGGTGCATCCAACCGGAGCGAGTGAATCACCCATGCCCATTCCCGTCCTCGCTGGCGGAAAAGGCCATCCGGCTCTACTCCGCGCCAGGGGAAACTGTCTGCGACCCATTCGCCGGAAGCGGGACAGTAGGAGTGGCAGCAAAACGAACAGGCCGTGCCTTCATCGGTGCGGAAATCTCACCGCGACACCACGAAGACGCTGCGATGCGGATTCATTCAGCGAACAAAAAGATCAGCGACGGCTGAGCCTTGGCGAAAAAGTTCGCTGCATCAGACGTTCGGCTAAGCAGCCCACAAGCCAGCCAACTGCTTGAATCTCTTCTGCAATTGGTTTGGTTTGCCGGGTGTGTGATTTCCAGGCTTGTCAATACTTGAGAGGCCGTGTTTCTCACGGCAAAGCTCAATTAGAACGCAGGCGCTATCATAAACGTCCGGCGACTTACCTGTTCTGCGCTTCATATCGACTTTGGACTCAACCTTAATTCTTGACCCTCCATCAAGCGCCTTGTTGTCTTTGTACTTACGAACCGTCATCTCGTCAGCCATCTCCTTTGTGATGTTGCGTAGCTGATCGCAACGAATCAGTTCTTTGCCACACCCCCAAAGTTCCGAGACCCTGTTAGCATACCTCACGCTTGATTTCTCACGATCCGCAGCAGACACAGGACGATCCGAAGCCTTGCCACCGAAGTCCACACGCAAGAAAGTGTTGCCCCACTTGCTCCACATGGCATCAGCAAAGGTTTTGCCACCACCGGCAGACGCATCAATTGCCACATCCTTGATGTCGATTCCATCCTTCTTGCAGATGTCTTTGATTTGGTCAATAAGCTGCGTAGTGCGGTCAACGTCGCGTTTGCTGGCATCGTCATTGAGAAGGATATGGCGCTCAAACTTGAGTCGCTTCTTACCATCAGTGCAGATGCCAATAGAGCCAATCGTCATCACCGTTTTGTCACCACCACTGGTATAGGAAAGGTCGATGCCACACACCTTCGTTGGAATCCCCTGCCACACGCAATCCTTTGGCGTCTTGATAATTTCAGCGGGCGAATAAATATTGTCATCGTCTCCATCAAGCAAGAACGCACCAAGAACACCTCGCCAGTAAGCTCGCGTATGCTGGCCTAGCTTTTCTCGCTTTTCTTCCAACATCTCACGAGTCATCAAGAACGGGTAGATCACCTTGCCCTCAATGATGTTTGGTGAAGTTTCGTTATTGATGCGGATGACGTGAGCGCCTTTCCCTTTCCACTCGTCCCAATCTGGGTTGTAGCTGTCCCATCCTCCAGGAATAGGCTCACAAAGCTGCCCAAAGGTATCGAATGGCGAATTGGCGTTGGCTAGCGCGATAAGCTGGACATTCGGATTCTGGGTCAAGTTTTCCTCGAACGTATTGATGATGGATGGAGAAAGTTCCGCGCACTCGTCAAGAACAACGATGAGCTTACCGCCAGGGCCATGCTTCTGACCTCGAATGGCGCGTGAGGATTCAGCGGCTTTACTTTGCTCACCTGGAAACAAACGGATGCCGTACTCGTCCATCACAACGCCGGTATTCAAGTCCATAGACTTGATACAGTGTGAGGATTCTACCAGCTTTCCAGGTGGCGCTCCTGCCATGCCGTTGAAGTAACGAGTGATCTGGCCCCAAATACGTCCCATCGAGTCTTTGATGGTTGTGGTGTTAACGAGAACGACGTTCTTGTATGGATTTGCCAACCACCAAACGAGGCAGTAAACGGCGAACAAACCAGTCTTGCCGCCAGAACCACCCGATGAGATCGCGAGACGCTTGTTTTCAAATGCAGCCTTTGCCATCTTGATCGCCCAAGGGTGCCACATGAACGGTGTGCGACTTCCTGGATAGTTCCAGATGAGGTTCACCGCGTTGACGAAATGAATCCACGCAGGCTTTCCTTGTGGGTTTTTATCGCCTTTCCAACCGAATAACGAACCCGTTGGACACTTGAGGAAGATCAACTCGACATCCAGTTGATTGCCGAATTGATGATCAAACTTGATGCCATACGTCTCGATTGGTCCTCGCGTTAGTTGGACGACGCGAGATTTTTGGGGCTTCTGCTTCATATCTGTTGAATGGGTAGTTCAGAACTGGTAAGTTTCAATATTATATGATCTATGAACATCTGCCAAACTTGTTATAAAAACGGGCGATCTCTGTGGCAAGGTTGCTGTCTATGCAGCAAGGATGTTATGACATCCAGCCAATTCCATGCTTGGAACGCAACTCGCAGGGTTCATCACGATATACCCCAACCAAAGATTGAGGTAAAGAAGGTGGTCTTTAGAAAGCCAAAGTTGGTCTTTGGGCAGAGGTTGCAGAAGTGACTTGCGATAAGTCAATTTACGATGTCATATCTGCAAAATTATGAACCATGAAGTTGAGACTATTGAGGATGCGCTGACGATGCTGCAAGCGACTGTATTTGAGCCAGAGTTTGCCGCTCCTTTGATCAGGCGAAATATTGAACACGGGCTTTGTTCAAACTATGAGATTCAGTTCTTCAAGGGGCAGAATGGTGTCTGTATGACGGCGAAAATAACTCCCTCCTACAAACCGAAATATCTTGGGAAGCACGAGGGATTGGAGTGATCAACTAAACTTCTCTACCCACTCAGCTAGAAAACGGCTAAGTGGAATGCCATCTCCATCTGCTGTCATGCACTTGCAGCCTTCTGGCTTGCATTCAATCCAGGTGCAGCCGTCGTGATTGATCTTTGGCGAGTTGCCATGACGGCACTTAGCGCGTGACTCAAACTGGTTTTTGATGACTTCAAAGTCGGTCATTTTGTTGCCTGAAAGTGCATCGCATCTCTGCCCCAAAAAGCGCCAGCAGCAATCCAACCTTCTTTAGCGAACTCCTCCATAACCTCAAGTGGCATCGTTGCGCGTGTCGGCCAAGAAACGTGATTGCCATTATTGTCTGGATCAAAATCAACAGCAGCACCGCGAGCATGTAGGCTTGGAAGACTACCACCGCGCATTGCTCGATTATTAAAACATCCCGCATACTTTTCCAAAATTCTGCGATGCGGACCCTTTGAGATTGCAGTTAAAATACGAAGCAAACTCGCTGACAACTTGTTATGGCAACGGATGGAATTAACTGTCTTTCCGTCATATTTTATTCCAATGCTGGAAACATCAATAATTCGCAGTTGTGATTGATCTCCGGCATTTCCATAGAACTTAGTTAGACTTGCTTGATCAGTCGCGGGCCATGGAGATCTGGAAGGCATTAGATTCCGTAGATATTTTTGGCAGGCTTCCATGCTTTTGGGACCCCAAAATCCATCTGCTTCAACACCAACTTTTTCCTGTATATTTTTAATTTCGTTTTGAGTCATACTTTTGGAGAGCTAACAATGATGATGCCCCAAACAAGCAGGCAGATGGCGGTTATCGCAAGAATAGAAACCTGCGCGATAGAGAAATCTTGGATCATGGATATTTGTCTTCCTCAATCATACGGGCGTTGTGCTTGTGAAGGAATTTAGCCAGATCGCTGCTGAGTGTATCAACAACTTCCTCTGGCAGAATCCATTCCCACTCATGGAGGAATTCATGGATGAGAATGCGGAGATGATGCTGCCCGCATAAACGCTCGTCAATCTCAATATTACCGTTGCCGTAAGCAAGACCTAAAGCCTTGTGACGGCCCAGCTTTCGCTTTTTAACGGTTATTGAAGTAACCTTCACTGTTTTTGGCGGATGCTATCAACCATTGCTATAGTGGCCCCACGAATATTGTTTTTGATTTGATAGCTTGTTTTATTCGGGTTGCGAGCAAGTGAAGCCTTAATTCGATCTTCAAGTGAAGAATCAGCATTGGTTTCAACCTTCTGGCGGTAACAACGAACGCGAGTTGTCATGCGACGTTTAGCATCCCAAACTGGGAAGTCTTGGGACTCAAATGCTCCAGATGAGACACCGCTTTTCAGCATGTCATGTACTCTTTCTGGAGAGCATTGAAGCTCTTCGGCAATATGCTCCTTGGTATCCCAACCATGGGGAATGCAATACTTTTCAGCGTTGATCTTGTCGATAGCCTTTTGCCATTTCATTTGGTTTTGTGGTATGGTTGTTAATCGACAAAGATTGGGAACGTGACCGTTCTTCCGTATCGCTTGTCAAAGATAAAGCCAGTCTGTGATGGTGGCTCGTAAGGTGCCTTGATGGCGATGGAGTAAGCATTGAAGCCAACCAAGCTCCCGTTACACACCCACTTTGGATTCTGTTGACTTTGGTGCCAGTGACCAAAGATGTCCAAATCAGCAGGAACACCCTTGTTCCACGAAGAAATAGCCTTCTCAACTGGGATGGTCAATCCACCAACGCCACCTTGGTATTGTAAGCCATCTCCGTGATGAATGCGGAGCGTCTTGCCATAGAGGTCCAAAAGCAAATGGTAGCCGTCAGAAACATGCCAAGAAGCCTTGTTGGCAAGATGCTTCGCCATTGTTTTGTAAAGCATCCATTCGTAGCTGTTGGCAGCGCCTGTAGCATGACGAGGCTTGCGCGTCGTCCTTGAGTGATTTCCGAAAACACACGGAATCACAATTTCTCCAAAGTGCTTGGACAGCAATTCAACTCCACTAGCGATCTGATCTTGAAGCCACAACACCGTCTGCGTTGGAGACAAGGCGTTGTTTTCCATTAGCTCCTCATGGATGTATCCAGTCATTAAGTCGCCACCCAAGATCAATACAAGGCGATCAATTTTAGCACCGTTGCGTTGAATTTTCGCCATGCGAATAATTGAGTTCCAGAAGCGATTGATTCGCTGTGCAGCAATATCAAGATTGAACTCATTGAGGTTGTTGATGGTTTTTCCTTCAACCGTCTCTTCGACATGCCAATCTGATGCGACAGCCACAAAAGTTGCCTCGGAGTCAAAATCACTTACTGCATTAATCTTGGAAGCAACAGGCTTCACGCCACCGATTCCAAGTGCGATATTAAGCTGATTGTCCTTTTCTGAAATGACGTTGAGCAGCTTTTTACGCTCACTCTCAAAGTCGGCCACAGTCTTCTTGTGGCGAATCTCTTGGGTTTCATGAACAGCAGTGGACCAGTTTTTCATATCGCGAGGATAGGTGTTGATGGTTTACTTCTTCATTCCTTTGGGGATCTTCCCAAATGGGATTCCAAGGAAGGATAGTGTATCTTTGCCCTGTGTTTTGACGGCTTTCTTGACTGTTTTGGCTGGCTTTGTTGGTTTTTTCATTTGGTATATTTTATGGTTTTACTGAAACTATTAGCGCCCAGACTGATATGGATACCACTGCAAAACTGAATCCTATAAACTCATTAGCGGTTAAATATAAACTCATGGTTGAATATTGCGAGGGGATTTTGCGCTGGTTCTGCTAAACTCGGCAGTGGCGGCGGAAATTGCCCCAGCTTTGCCACCAGTAAGATAACCGACTCCGCCAGCTACAGCGATGCGCTTTACGTCGGATGAGTCTGTAATTGAGCAAGAAGACAGCGTTGAGACGACAAGGATAAGTGAGAGGTATTTCATGGTGCGGCAACTTGGACGAGTAGTGGTGAGATTCCTAAATGAGCAGGAGAAACTTCTGCTGAAGGAATGCGAAGAAGGAGACGAGTTCCGGCATCCGCTAGCATCTTGTGAACCGCCTCGGAACAGAACCATTTTCCATTCTCTCGCGCTGGCTTTTTGGTGACGAATCGGGCAACGCTCCAGTAGTCGTATGGCATTCCAAGCTGGCCCAAGAATAGGCTAATGGCATGATTGTAATCCTCATCGCTCATGCTTGGGATGGCAAACCAGTCGATCAGTCGGTTATCTGATTCATCCAGAGTGTGGAGCCTGACTCCTTTGAATTCTCGCGATTCAATAATGCGATTTGTGGTGCCTGGAATAAGCATCGCCGCATGTGAATACTTTGAGCGCGTCTGCTTTTTGATAAGCCAAGACACCACTCCATCGCCATTGAATAGGGCAATGCGAGGCTTCATGTTTGGTTCCATATTCATGTGAGTGCGTAATCAACGCCAGAGAGGTCTGGCACATCTGCCCAGTCGTCGGCAGTTGGGTCGAACAAGGTAAATTGCAGACCTTCTGGCAAATCAAGGATGGCCCACACGAACACATGGAGATCGTGGCTTGAGCCTTCAGGTGCATTTGCACGCAGCGTTCCAACAGCCCAAGAACAACCTTCCTTGGCGGCGAGTAGTTGCGCGTGATGCACTACTGCACGGGCTTGATCTTCGCACTCCCACAGGTTTTCTTGCCAAGGTTTATATGCTTGATCTGCGGCTTTACGCAGCATTGTTTTTGGCGGACAAGCCATAATGCCCTTCTGCATGAATAGGCGGAAATTCGGCTGCGTCTTGTCTTTCAGAGCCAAGACCACCATGGATTGCACGGTATCTCCTCGAAGTTGTCGGCGAGGTAGCTTAGGCTTGGAGGTGAAAGGCCACATAAGTTAAGGTTTTTTCATGGACTCCTTAATCTCCGTCACCGCCTCGCGAATGTATTGCAAGTCGCGTGACTGAACGGCTGAATCTTTTTGGATGGCATTGATGATGGATGAATGCGCCCTCAGTTCTCCGCGCATTTCAGAACGATCTGTGCTGGAGATTTTGTCCGCCTCAGCAAGACTTGAAATTCGACCTTCTTGCGTTGCTACCCATCCGCCTACGCCAGCGGCACCACTCAAAAGTCCAATGACGCTTCCAATGAGCCATCGGATGGTTTTGCGAAGTTCATCAATGGCGAGAGATTCGTCGTGGCTCATGGTTTGTTAATTAGTTTTGTTTTTCAAGCAACCCAGCAGCAACCATTTGCTCGTAGGTTTTACCCATGTCTTTGAAGAACTGCGGGAAAGCGTCATAGACGACCAAATTTTGTCCCCGCTTGGACTCAATGAGCAAGGCTAGTTGCGTGTTTGTGTCACTTGGCAAATCACCATCGTCGATCCACGGTTGGAGTATGCTTGCGATGTCGCCAAGCTCCGCGTCGGGATGCACGTTGATTTCGTATTCTGTGTCCACGACCAACCACCGCTGACCAACGACGTCATTGATCCACCCAAAAAGATAATGAGTGACATCTTCAAATGCGCGAATCGCTGGCGGGCGGTGCAAGTTCCAAAGCGCTTGGCTCAAAGGTTCGGCGGCAGAAGATGGAATGTAGCTGGTCATTACAATGTGATGCCTAACTTGTTGGCAAGAATAGTCTGTATGGCCTGTCGCGTGGTGTCGTTGTGTTCGGCTGAATAAACCAGCGCAGCGGCAGCGTCAATGTCCAACGGAGAAGTAGAAAATCCAACTTGGATGCGTGCATTGCTTGGGATATCGGCTGGAGTAAAAGAACCGGTTGTTGCATTATTGACATAAACTTGTGCGTCTCCAGAGCGATAGACCAGAGAAATAATTGACCAAGTATTTTCTGAACCACCGCAATCTATTAAGTTTTCATCTGCGTCTCGGCTATAAAACCAAGCTCCGCCGTAAGCGCCCATGAAACGGCAAACATCATTTCCTCCTAACTGTGCAGCTATTTTTCCGCCAAGGTCTGTTGAAAGTCTGCGTCGAATTACCAGATAAAATGTTTTCGTCGCAGAACCAGTAGCTGCGCTAATGAGATTATCATTCGTCGCGTCAAAACGGGCGACGGGAAAGCCGTTAATAGTGTTGGCAGTCCACAAGGGTTGTTGACCCGCTGTAGCATTGGCAAGATTACGAACGTCTGCGCTCTGATCGTTCCACAGTGTAATTGCAGCCGAGCCGCTAACGGTAGGCGCAATAGGATTGCCAGCGGCATCAAATGAAACATTCTGTTCCGCGCCGCCTGTCGTATCGCGAACTCGCCAACCAAAGCCGGTGTAACTTGCAAAACCACGAAATGGTAAAAACGCACCTCGCAAATCCGTCGCATAAGAATCAAGCGGTCCAACAAATGGTGCATTTCCACCGCCAATAATCTGCAAATAGGTATTGTAGAGCATCGTCTGAATGCTCACAGGTGGCGGTATCTGCAATGTCTGTGGGACGCCAGCCATAATTAGGATTGAATTTCCCCTCCTGCTGCATTGTAGATGGCGTAGTAAAGCGTCTGCTCGCTCACTGGAGGCGGCGGAACAGCCAGTGGATCATAGGTGATCGTTCCTGGGTTATTAAGATTTACCAATCCAACACGAATAGCATTCAGCAGCGTTGGAACGCTAACAGGAGGCGGAACCGACAGTGTTTGTAATTGTCCAGCCATTGTGGATAAATTGTAGCGTTTGATTCACAAATCAATCAAAATTCAATTCTCACTGAGAAGCCAATGCCGATGCGAAAATGGCATCTAACTGCTCAGGTGTTTGACCGATGACAGCGCCAAGTGCAATTACAAATGGATGGTCGCGATGGACGGTGGTGCTTTGTGCGGTGCTCCACCAGATTTCTCCTTCTGGAGTTGCTAAAGCAGCGGATTTAACCTGTTGGTAGAGTCCGGCTTGTAAGAGGGCGAATGCTAAGGCGCGAAAACTGACGATAACTGGATCGGCTGGCTTTGAATCCCACGCTGACTTCAATTCAGCCAAGGTTGGTTTTGCTCCAGGGCCGTGCCAGATAAGCGTGTCATAGTCGTTGCCAGACAAGCTCCATTCTGCCAATGGATAGGCGTAAGAAATAGCTAAGCTGAGGTCCATTTAGAAGGCTTGAAGGAATAGGGTTGATGCGGTGCGTGAAAAACCTGTGGCGTCGGTGTCGGTAAGGCTGCGATTGAGAAAAATACTTCCAGTCCCATTTCGATACCACTGAACTTTGTAAGTCCTAACAGATATAGTCCCTGGAGTAAATACCACCTCAATAGTAACTGGTATCATAGCACCAGCAGTTGCTGTGTATGTGGTAGCGTGAGTCAGTAGGCGAGAGCCTGCGGCTGCGGCCTGTAGCAAGACACCGTCCTCGTTCACGAGCCGAAAGGCGGCATTGGCTGTGGATGCGTTGCCCGCAACAATACAAGCTCTAACGCAGATTTTTTGCGTAATGCTTGAAGCCTGGAATGCAATGCTTAGACCTGTAATATCAGTCCAAGCAGATGTCGCGAGAGTTTCAGTGTCTGTTTTGGAGACAAATAATGGAGCAATTCCACCGCTAGCCGCAGCCCATTTGAGGCCGCTGGCCTCGGCGCTATCAACAGTCAGCACATGACCGTTAGTAGCACCTACAGGCAGACGAATATTGTCGGTGCCGTCGTGAACGATGAGGTCGCCTTTGGTCGTGGTCGGCGCAAGCGCGTCAAATGCTGCAACGGCGGTGGTTTGACCTGTTCCACCGCCAGCAATAGGCAATCCGGTGCAATTCGTGAGTGTGCCACTCGATGGCGTGCCGAGTGCTCCACCATTGACTACTGGTGCGCCTGCGCTTCCCACATTGATCGCCAAAGCGGTCGCAACTCCGGTGCCGAGGCCGGTGATGCTGCCGACGGCAGGGGTGATCGTATTCGTTGACACAGCCGTGACAAGTCCTTTGGCATTGACCGTCACCGCTGGTGCCGCCGTGGCGCTGCCAAATGCGCCTGTGTTGGCGTTGACCGTCGCAAGTGTCAACGCGCCCGTATTGGCAAGTGTGGCGTCACCAGAAACACCCTTGTTCTCAAATACCGTTCCAGCCGAGTTGGCGATGAGCACTTGTCCCGTGGAAAGACTGGTGATCGTCACACCTTCGTCGTCTTTAATGTTACTGCCAAACGCGGGACGGATAAACAAAGTTCCGTTGCTGGCGTGAGCGTGGACAACGGCCAACACTTGAATCTTGGGGTTGGGTGCCGCTGGCTGTGTTTTTGTCAGCGATCCCGTAGTCGTTCCGGTGTAGATAATTTCGCCATCAACCCAAGTTTGGCCGTAATTTCCACCGTTTGTTTGGATGCCTCGCAGTTTACCAAACGCAATCACGAATCCTTCGCTCCCAGTTGTGAGCGATTCAGCCGTAAGACCCATGAACTGCGTGGTTGGGCCAGTGCCATTCCACGGTTGGATGAGCAGCTTTCCGCTGTTGCCAGTGGTGCCAGCAAACATCACAGGAACACCTTTAGCAATCGTGCTGCCAGTGCTATTTTTGACGTGATAAACGACATGTTCTCCAACATGTAGAGCGAAACCGTTCAACTGGATGTCCAGTGTTTCTTCGTCAGCGTTCCACATCATCTGGCCCTGTGCGGCGAGACTGCCCGTTGGCGTGGTGTCCATCGTCATCGAATTGATGGCAGCAAGATCGCCAGCATCCGATTGCGTGACTTGACCGTTCTGGATCAGCTTACCTGTTGTGCCATCGTAACGCACTAGAGCGTTATCAGTTGCGGAAGCAGGTCCAACCACATCTCCAGATCCGCTAGCTGTGGAATTGATCGTGATGCTATCGGTAGAATCATTGGTAGTGATTGTGATGTTGGTCCCAGCTACCAATGTCAGCGTGTCGCTCGTAGAATCTGCCACGACATCTGACTGCCCAGCTACAGCAATGGTTCCAAATAAGTTTTGGTCACCAGAATTTGTTCCACTCAATGTGCCTGATTCACCGTCCGCAATGGTAATGCCTGAATCCTGAATAAGTTTACCCGTGGTTGTATCGAAACGAACAATCGCATTGTTTGTTGCCGATGATGGACCAAAAACATCTCCAGATGGTGATGGAGATGGTGCATATAGAATGCCACCAGACAAAGTTAACCCTCCACCAATACTGATTTCTATGACTGGGTTATTTGGGTTTCCTGTCGAGTCTGCTCCAAGCAAAACCCCAGGGTTAAGTGTTGCCATGTTAGACAATGGGAGATTGCCAGTAACATCTGCTGCCAAGTCAATAGAATCCAACGTCATTTCCTGTCCTGAAATGGATAGATAATCCAAAGAACCAGCCAAAGTCACATCTCCTGTGTTAGTCCCGCTAAGGGTGCCACTTTCGCCATCTGCAATAGTAATTCCTGAATCTTGAATCAGTTTACCGGTAGTTTGATCGTAACGAGCAATCGCATTATCAGTTGCCGAAGCTGGACCAACAACATCACCTGAGCCACTGGCTGTCGAGTTAATCGTGATCGAATCTGTCGTAGCATTCGTCGTGATGGTAATATTGCTACCGGCAACAAGTGTGAGTGTATCACTGGTGGAATCTGCCACTACATTGCTTTGACCTGCAACAGCAAACGTGCCGAAAAGGTTTTGATCTCCGGTATTTGTGCCAGCCAGATTTAGCGTGGTCTTCATTGTGGCAGCATCAACACCAAGTTGAATGTCTCCAGATGTCGTCACGGGCGATCCTGAATCAACCTGGATGCCATCTGTTCCAGTGATGCCAACGCTGGTAACGGTTCCTGATCCAGCAGAGCCATTGGCAGCAGATGTGATGCGCCCCTTGCTATCCACTGTGATGTTTGCCAGCGTGTATGCCCCTGGAGTTACAGCCGTTGATGCAAGTGTTGCAGCAGCAGAACCGGGGCCAGATGCGGTGACATCTCCAGTGAGTGCTGTGATATAGTTGCCAGCAGGCTGCTTGCTGTTGAACGTGCTCCAATCAGCGGATGTCAATGCGCCCGTGGTTGATGCGGAGGATGTTGCAAGGCTCAATGCCTGACCAGCAATGGACAAGCCGTTTGATGTGCCAATTGTTACGTTTCCTGTATTCGTGCCAGAAAGCGTTCCAGTAGCACCATCAGCAATCGTGATTCCAGAGTTCTGGATAATCTTGCCACTTGTCCCATCAAAACGGACAATTTGGTTATCCGCCGAAGAGCTTGAGCTAGTCACATCTCCAGTTCCACTGACCGGATTAGCAACATTGATTACAATGCCTCCGTCACTTAGAACCTCAATTGTTGGACCAAGTGTGGAATTGACTGAAATGTTTGTCTGGCTCATCAGGTTGTGGTCGTGTAGTTGGAGAGCACTTCTCCGATGCCTTCCATCAATGTTTCGACATAAGCAGGGGTGCTGTCGTCAGTCGTTTCAATCTGCCAGACATATTGCCCAATTGGCAATTCGTATCGACCTGGATTGATGGTAAATACCCAATTCGACGGATCACTAATGGTGATGTCTGTGCCACTAGTGAGTTCCAGTGTTGGCATTGTGCTCTTGGGGTTGAGCTTGAATGCCATCTTAACTGAGGCCAGATCTCCAGGCGCAATACGATTGGACACGGTGATGGACGGAAATCCATTCCATGTGTCTCCGGCAACGAAGACAACCATTGCGTTTACTTCATCAGAAAATGCTGGCCTCATAAGATGAGATGTTTATTTGAAGACGCCCATTTTCTTAGCGCGATCCATCATGTCTTCTTCTTCAGACATTTCTTTTTCAGGCATCGTCACTTCGATTTCAACTCCTTCATCTTCCATCTCCATCTCGTCGTCTTCCATCATTGGAATTTCAGTTCCATCAATGGCTGTCAGAGTGAGATTGCCGTCTTCATCGGCGAGGAATGTTCCAACAGCTTGAAAAGGCTGTCCAGGTGTTGCGTCTTCTGGCATTTGCCAGCCTTCAGGTGAGGTAAAAGAGAGTTTCATAAGCAATTAGCTATTAGCAGAGTTTTGGTGTGTATGCAAGAAAGGCGGGGCTAGTTTTTTAGACTAACCCCGCCTCAAGTGGTTCTACTCGATTAAGAGCAGGCGGTGTTCACAACCCAGTTGGTTGGGCAGCGACGGAAGCGGAGGATTGCGCCGTATTCAGGAATCACTGGCTGAGCACCGTAGGCGAACTTGCCACGGAAGAAGCCAATGTTTTCGTCCACGTTGCAAGTGCGGTCATACTTGTTGATCCAGTTGAATCGGCCAAGGTAGTCCTGAGGAGCGAATTTCATCTCCCCAGCGGCAAGCTGAGAATCAGGAATCGCAAACTTCACAACCTGCTTGGTAGCGATGATCGCATCTTCGTATTGAGCCGTGAAGTAGGCTGGATTGACGTTCGCAGGATCACCCTTGTTGGTAGCAGGGAGCATGAAGGGAACGCGCACCCAAGCACCACCGACAAGATTCCAGCGAGCGGCAGCGATGTCGATGGTCATCTTGAAGCCGTTGAGGCTGTCAAAGGAACCAGGGGCATTGTTGAGCGCACGGACCTTTTCGGAGTCCCAGCGGATGTTCTGGATGGTCACGCCATCAGTAGCGAGCGTCTGCTGAGCTTCATCGGAGAGGACGAGTGGCAGAAGAGGCTGACCCATCTTGTTGACGGAGAGGCCGTTCTGAATGTCTGCTCCATTGCGGATGAGGCTGTAGCGGATGTAATCAAGCATCTCGCGCTTCAGGGTGCCAATCGTTCCAGTGGCGAACGAAGCGGAGTTGACCGTAAGGCCAGCGTCAGCGACGTACTTGTTGGAGCAGATGGACGTGAACTGATCGCGGCGTTGATTTTCCCACAGGTAGCGGGAGTATCCACGAAGGTTACGGATGAAGGCAGCAGCCTGCTGAACGATGTTGTAGCTCATACGAGCATCTTCGATACAGAAGGGAGGGCTTTCGACAGCCGCAATCTTGAGTTCCATCGAGCGGCGAGTCTGCGAAGGATAGATTGTGGACACAGGAGGCTGGCAAGAACCGCCTTCGTCACCGCTACCGCCGTCATTGAAGCCGTAGGTAGTGAACGTGACATCGGAACCGAACGGCATCGCACGCTCAAATGTCAGGAAGTTCGGGGTATCGCCCATACCATTGGGCCAGCGGGAACGCGGAACAATAGAATCGTTCTGCCAAGGATTGCTGATGAATTGCTTCTCGCTCGGATCGTCGACGATCCGGTT